TGATGCACTTCGGAATAAAGATTTGCAGAATCAAGCCGCACAAGTCACTAAGACGGAGAAGTTTGAAGACCATTTTTGTAGTGAGTGCAAAAACAGGTATGTTGCTTGTGAGTGTGATAAGCCTATGTGTGAGATGGAAATTGATGACACTGTAGTGGATGAGATTGAGACTCAAACAAAAGAGCGCATTGATCCTCCATGTGCTAAAGATCTGTTGCCGGAACCACCACGCTGCTCTAACTCGGAGCCTGAGGAGTGCATTACACCTCGTGTGGTGAGTGTTGAACCAGCAAACCTCGAAACATCAAGTTTTGGGGAAGCAATGGCGCTTGCGCAAGAGAAGCTTATACTTATGTCGACATCCAAACTTGTGAAGAAGACAAAGAACATTGGTTGGCATGTTGGGAACATAGTCGGTCTCAATATCGACACACAAGTGCTAGTTAATCGCGTGCATATTTTGGTTGATGTGATGCTTAAAACTTTGGCACGTAGCCGTGCTTTGCACTATGCGACATGGGTCATGGGAGAACTTGATGAGAAGACTCTTGGCGCCATCGTTGAAGCAACGCACCAACGAGAGATCGATGAACACAAGTACACGATAGCAGTGTCCAATTTCCTGCGTCGTGTTGGTATCGGCTCTTGTGCGCTAGTGTCTCCAGTGTGTGCAGCACCTTGCGTGCTTGGTGAAGCTGCACATGAAGATGTGTGCGCATGGGTGAGAGCCAAAATGGACGAGTTTGAGAATAAGTTACACCCATTGGCGGACACGAGTAAGACTGATCAACCCATTGACATTAGGGAGAATGTGAACAAGAGACATTGTGTTGGTCCAAATAACAATGTTTTCACACTGCTCTCGAGTATTGTAGGTGCTACGGGCGCGGCACTCCTCAAAACATGTATCGCAGCTGATGTATGCTCTTTGGCGTGTAGTGTTTTGCATGCAACGATATCTTGTTGCGCACCTAGTGGTGTTATTATCGGCAGTGCCATGATGATGTATGCAGTTACCATGTTCTTTAGGGAATTGCATGTCGAGCACGATTTTGCCAAGAAGACAATCATGCTGCAAATACGTGGTGCACGACAGTTATACAAACAGTACAGAGATGCTGCACCGGTTTTCACAACAGCAGCTGCAATGGGTCTCGGTTTTTCTACAGTGTGGATGCGGTGGTCGAACGCTGTACGATGTGAACCCGCTGCATCCGTTACAAGGGATCCGTTTTATTACCAAAAATGGGTCACTGCACACATGTCACCCCTCGTTCACCAGCCAGATACAGAACTAGTTGGGTCGGTTAAGAACAATGTGGTACATTTGTCATACTACGAGGGTGTAAAAGTGGTTACCACCTGTGCAACGGCCGTATGTACGTCACGGCTATTAGTGTGTCAACATTTCTTACCAACAAAGCCCACTGTGATCTATCTAACAAGATCTCCCACAACATTTGATGGTGGCACAGTACAAAATTCTACGATCAAAATACACTACGAACCTCTCGTGAACGAATATCCGATAGGTTCCACTGAAGTGGTGTTGTTGTGGCTGCGAGAAAGGGTCCAGTTCTCTGACATACAAAATAGGTTTCATAATACAGTATTGCCACATAGCAACCTAGGCACTATGATAACGCGTGATGTCACAGGTGCAATCAATGTTAATGACACACAAGATGTCATAAGTATAGATATTAAACCTGTTGTAAAACATCGGGTTTCAGGCAAGCCATA